CTTGTATTCTCTTTTCCACAATAAGGACACTTCATAGCAGTTAAACCTCCCAAGCAGCTTTTATCTTATATTTAATCATCGTTCCATGTAAATATATAGTTAAAATAATTATATCCCAGAGCAATGATTCTGTCAAAAACTTATGAAACATATCGTATAAAATTTCTTTTGCTGGCAATGATTTAACTATAGGCGAACAAAGCATCACGATTAACCAGGATACCCATGTAACTAAAGCTAAATGTTCGCAAATTCTTTAGGAGGAATATTCATGGCAGGTGTAAGAGTTACCATATGTGGTGTAAATACTAAGGATTTGCCGCTGCTTAGTGCAAAAGATAAAAAAGAACTCCTTACAAAAATCAAGGCAGGCGACAACAGCGCACGTGAAGCTTTCATCAAAGGTAATCTCCGGCTTGTCCTAAGCATTGTTGGAAGATTCTCTAACAGTAACGAAAATATGGATGACTTATTCCAGATTGGATGTATTGGATTAATAAAAGCCATAGATAATTTCGACTTAGGACAGGGTGTACAGTTTTCAACTTATGCAGTTCCCATGGCATTAAGTTTCTGCTAAAAATTCTTTAACTGTATTTCAATATTTCCATTGACTATAACAATCCTATCTATTATAGTCTTAAGTATCATGTTTTTTTGTTTCTTGTCGGCCTTATCCCAAATGTCGGCAAGTTTTTTTATGTTCTCATAAACAAACTCCTTTTTCTGTGTATTGATTGCGTTTTTGCTTTCGGTGGCAATGTTTGATTTCATTTCTTTAATCTGCGATTCAAGTTCCTTAATCATTTCCAAGACAGTATCATTTCCATCAGCGTATAGATTATATAATCTTTTCAACTTAATCTGCTCTTTTTCAAGCTGTGATTGCATAATTTCAAGTTTTGTCGCCTTCTCTTTTGGCTTGTAAGATGATAAATCAAGCGATATTTTAAGGATTTCCTCTTCTACTTGCTTTTCTATTTCATCAGCCCATTCAAGCGAATTATTACAGCTTGCATTATAATTAGGCAGATATGAAAGTGATTTATTTCTTGAACAGCAATAAATCTTGTGCTTTTCACTACCCCATTTTTGATAACGCATTTTGCAACCGCAAATGCCACAATAACATAATCCAGTCAGTAAATTAGGTTCGGTTATGCAGTAAGCTTTTGCTGAACACCTTGACTTTCTTAGCTCTAATCCAAGTTCAAACCTATCTTTATCAAAAACAGCTTCATGTTTGCCCTGATATATTTTACCCTTGTATGGTATCATTCCAATATTAACAACACTGGTCAAGATACTTCTAGTAACTAATTCAGATTTAAAGCCACAAATTTCTTTAATTTTCACATCTGAATAGCCGGATATGAACAATTCAAGACCTTTTCTCGCCTGTTCCGCATGTTCTGGAATAGGTATTAATATGCCTTGTTCCTTGCTGTAGGAATAACAATAAGGCAAGTTGCCTCCGCCGAACCAGTAGCCTTGTTTTACTCTTTCTAGCATACCGCCACGCATACGCAACATCATAGTATTTTTATCAAGCTGTGCAAATACAGCCATCATTTGAGTATATGCCTGTTCCATAGGACTATCATAATTCACGCTATCGTGAACACATTTAAACATGACATTATACTTTTGAAACACTTTCTCGATAAGATATATCCCATCAATCATATTTCTTGATAATCTGTCAAGCTTAAAGGCTACAACACAGCCTACTCTCTTACGACTACAATCATTTACAAGCCTTTGAAGTTCTGGTCTATCCATGTTCGTACCTGTATAACCATCATCAATGTACCAATCTGTTATCACAAGCTCATTTTTTCTGCAATAGTTTTCAATATCCCTTTTCTGGCTATCAAGTCCATTACCCTCAACAGCCTGTTTTTCAGTGGATACTCTCATATAAGCAACACATTCCATATTTTTCTCCTTTATAAAAAATGTGCCGCATTTATCACATTATGCGACACATTGTAACACATATTTACTTATTGTCAATTATCTCTGCAATTATCTTTAGTAAGTTGTCTGAAAGTGTTATGTTTTCTGTTTTTACATTCTCGCCATTCTGGGTGATTTTAATCATTATATCCCTCCAACTTACTTATTTTACTTTTGATTTTGATTATCTTACGATTAATTGTCCTATCACACACGGACAGTCGCATTGCAATTTCTGTAATGCTTCTGCCCTGTGATAGTAACTTGAATATTCTCAATTCTTCTTCTGTAAAATTGGCATTTTTAATTATCTCATCAAGTTCCGGCTTAGTCAGTTCTGAAAACTTCATAAGCCTATCTCCTTATTTAAACTTAATATGTTCTATTCCTGTTTCTTCGTATAACTGATTAACAAGCTCTTCCGCTGTGAATAATCCGTCATTGTAGTTATCTATTAGTGCCTTAAGCTCTTTTTGTACTTTTGTTAATCTCTGCTGTCCGAAACCGAACTTATCGTGCAGTACCCACATAATTAATATAAGGGCTGATTCAAAATTTTTCTTCTGCTGTTCATTGCTAATTCTATTCACCTGAACACGTAACATTTGTTCCTTAAACTTTTTCTGTTCCGACTTACTCATACATACTCCTTATTTATCAAGTATTTTGACAATTTTCTTTATTATTTTTTGCACTGAAACTTGGTTTTGAACATTTTCTTCTAAAACTTTTTGCATTT